ACACCGCCCATTGTGTTACCTAGAATAAACTCGTCTGAATTTAGAGTTGAATTGTTCGGTAAAGCTTGAGCTTCGAAAATTTGATCTTGATAGTTGCGAAGATCACCGCCTAATTTTGTGCTTTCAATAGCTGTAGACATTTTTATCCCTCCAAAGGATAGGGGCCAAAGCCCCGATTAATTAAGATTGTAATTTCTCGACTGTACTAAAGTTGTACGAAGTGATCCATCTAATACCGTTCCAGTTATAAAATTGGCGATCGAAGTTTGTATCGATTGGAGAAAGTGCCATAGCACCGCCTTTATATGCGTTCATTGCAGACAGAACAAGAGGATGCGAATAGATAAGTGTATTTGCAGGATTTCCCCTTGCATTTACAATCATTCTATCAATTTGTGCCTCAGTAGGTAACGCTTTGTAGCCTGTGTCTGAAGTAGAATCTTCTGTAATATCAATATTACGTATAGAAGATACATTTCTAGGATTAGCCATTAGAAAACCTAAATATGTTTTCATGCGTGAACGATAACCGACGATTTGTTTTCCACCTTTTCCAGTGATCATTGTAGGATTTCCACCGTCAAGGGCTTTGATATCAAAAATCTTGCCGTTACCCCAACCTTCAGGATCATAAAGTCCACCAGTTTCACCTTCGACATACTTCACGCACATAATTGAAAAGTTAACATCTTCAGTTACGCTACCCGCAAGAGACTCACGACCGTTAGCAGCCGCATAAGGGAGAACGGTGTTGTAAATGAATGTTTTTTCAATGTTAGAAGTTGTGACTCTAAGAATAGGGCCCATTTTTTTCATGATGTATTTAGCAACACCACCAAATGCTTTTGCAAAATCTTCACCTACCTGGATCAAACCACCAAGAACCGATAAATCTTGAGCTACAAGTTCAGTTGTTGCACTTACTTCTGGTAGCTCGTCGTCAAGTTGAACTACTTTTGCACCGACTACGTCTTTAAGTTCTTCATACTTGTGTTGAAGTCCGTTCGAAGCAGGTTCCATAGGAAGGAATTGTATGATAGGGGACTCTTCTGTCATTGAATCCACAAGTTTTCGTTGCTTCGTAGCCTTTGATATTGCAAGCTCACGAAACATGTTAGTTAAAGCCATGATGCTCTCCTTTATTTATTAATGAAATTGAGCAGCTAGTTCTCGTTCCAATTCATCATCGTCGCCGATTTGTTGTTGCCGATTGTAACCGCCGTTATTGTTACTATTGTTATTGCTGTTGTTGGGAGTACCACTGCCCGAAGCATTCGTTGCAGTAATTACACCGCTAAAGTCGTTGTTGTTTACAAATTCTTTTTTAAGGTCTTCTAATGTGAATGCGGAAATTTTTCCGTCAATTCCTAAAATTTTTGTAGAAGGTTCGTCGCCCTCTAAATCAACCGATAACCGTTTTTCAATGTGGGGAATCAGCACTTTAGAATTTGTCGGAGACAAACTTGTAGCTAAATCCAACGCCACTTTTTCAACAAGATTTTTTTTCAAAAATCCAAGATACTTATTTATAGAAGCATCTTTTTCGGTTGCTAAAGCTTCGTACTTTATCTTCCATGATTTATCGAGAGCATCAACGTCACCTTTTTTTCTAACAACTTCTTCATTTTCAGAAGACGTTTTAGCTTTTAGTTCGTTCAATTCAGCCTCGATTCTTTTTCTTTCTGCTTTCTCGTGATCCTTTGCTCTTTTCAAAGCACCTGTATCTTCGAGATCATCAAGAGAAAGAACGAAAGATCCATCCTTTTCAGAGTATTCGTTTTTAATTTCGTCTGAAAGTTTTTCGTATTCTTCTTTAGTAATTTTAATTTTCATTAGGTACTACCTTTTTTGTTATTGTTTAAGCACAGCTTATTTAATTAATAATATAAAAAAATTAAACTTGTTCATTATTATTTTTTGAATTTCCCACATTATTGTTAACTAATTCTGCTTGTCGAGTCTCTTTTTTCATTTCGACCTCGTCTTTTTTGGCTTTTTCAGCCTCTATTTCGCTCAATGCGGTTTCGTCGTCTTGCGAAGTAACATTACTTCGTCTGAGATTTTCCCTAGCTTCTGTCCATGAAATCAAACCGCCTATAAAATCTGCTAACAACTGTCGTCTATCTTCAGAACCCATCGATGCAATTTTAAAATCATCGCTCAATTTAAAAGAAACTTCGTTTTCAACTGTTGAGGTAAACGAGTCTGCCCATTTCAAAGCTTTAGTAAAAGCGTCTGAAATGTTTTTTGCACTTGAAGAAAGTACTGAAGTTTCAGAAGACTTGTCGAGAGTTACTTCAGTAGCGGTTCTTTCGACATTACTTGGATTAACAAGTTTAGCACCGAGAGCAAGCATTTGTTCTTCTTTATGCATCATCGCTTCAATAGGCATTGTGTTGCTTTTCGCTTGAAGAAGCCCTGCTGTGCCTTTCTCAGGCAACATTATAGCACCTCTTGAACCGAGTTCAATTCTGCCTTTTAAAACAGTGTCTACCCAGTTTTTAGTAAGGCCTGAAAGATACGGAGTCGGTTGACCAACCATGAAACACGCTTCTTCATAATCCGCAGAATTGAGATAATGTGCAATATTTAGCACACACATGTCGTAAGCAGGTGGGTTGTCGATTACAATATCGTTATTCTCAGATCCAATAAAACTAAAAGGAATTTCAGTTAAAAATTCACCTTTTGCATTTTTAGGTTGATAACTTTCGCTTATAGTCATGTTATTAGAATTATTTTCGCATGTGTATATTTCAACTGTGTAAACGTTAGGAAGGTCGACAATGTTTGAAAAGTTGTTTTCTCGACCTTTACCTAAACGAAGAACCCTATATCTTTTTTCAACAGTTATTGAAAATTCATCACTAAAGTTTTCACAATCTTCTTCCAATACAATAAGAGAAAGAAGCGTTTTCGAACCTTTGGTCACAGTTCTCCAATTTATAATTCTCCAAGGTTCGTAAATTGTTAATGTGGGATTAACAAATCCTTCTCGCTGTTGTGCTATTGTGAGAGGTTTTTCTAAAAATGGATAATCGACAAAAATGCCAGAACGACCGTACCCGAGTACAAACAAAGAATCTCTTTTCGCAAGTTGAACTAAACCAAGTCCTGTTCCGTTAGCGTCTGTTTCCAAAACTTTTAAGTTTGTAGGTAGGATTATTCGAGGTTCTCTCATAAAAATTTGTCCAACTAAACCTATTAAAGTTCGCTGAACAACATTGTAAAATAATGCTCGTTGAAGATAAGATGTGTATCTTGCTGTGTTAGCGGGAGACCTGTTTGAAGCGTCGGGTTGAGGTAAATATTCAGTACCTTTGTCTTTAATCGCTTTTTGCCCGGCGAGGCAATCTTTGATTAATGTGTACGCTTCAAGCTTGTCTCCGAGTTCTTTTCTTATAAATTTTACATCTGCCATTTTTAACCTTACGTTGGATATGATACTTCAATTGAAGTGGCTGCTCTTTCAGATCCTTTTAAAACACGGTATCTAACTTCGTCATAAACGTGATCTTCAGAATTGCTGTCAACATCATCTAAATCTAGTTCATCTCGTGGTAAACAAGGTAAAGTTTCTATAGAAGCTTCGCAATTTTGCATAAAATAAATACCGGGTTGATCGCTTTCCGGGTCGGTTGCAGCAGCAAGCATTTCTCTAAGCAACTGAAGACCGTTCTTTCTTGAACCTGAACTTTTGTTTGATTTTTCCCACAATACACCGAGGCTTTCCATTTTCTGCTCGATGGAATCTTCGTCCGCTTGTCCTTTGTTTGCAATTTGATTGTCAGCAGGGCCTGGCGCAGGTTGCGCAGAAATCCACGCCTTTCTTAGAGTTCCAGGTTGTCCTGTCAGGTTTTTATACTTGTAGGCATTTTTTTCAGTAGATATTTCATCTTCACAACCCATAAGTTCCATTTCTCGATGTTTAATTCCTTCTGCAATCTCAAAAGCTGTTAATTTTAAACCTTTGTTTGTTCCAATTTCTGTAGTTCCATACCAATCGGCAATTCGTACTAAAGAGTTTGCAACAGGACAGAATATCGATCCGTCGGGAAGAACCGCAGCTTCGCCGTTGCTCATGGCCCACCACCCTACCGAAAACGGATGAGACGATCCCCAATCAAAAGATCTGTCTAAATACCATCCTGCGGGAACTTTAAATCTAGGTTTGACATGAATGTTCTTATTCCACAGATCATCAAGAGCTCCTCCTGCTGTGACATTCCAGTCACCTTCTAACCAAGCAGCTCTTAAGTTAGGATTGTTTGCCGTTAACATATCCAGTTCTGCAATATATTCGTCCGATAAGTAAATATTTTCTTTATAGGAACCGAATATAGCAACTTGTGTTTTTATAACAGTGGTTTCGCA